ATTGGCGCGGTCGATGCGCATCAGGCCGTTGAAGCCGCTCGCGTGAGGGCTGATGTAGTTGAGGTCGAAGGTGCCCGCGACGAGATCGACGTTAGTGATCGTCACCGTGTTGAGCGAATTGAAAACAGGGACCCACTTGATCCCCGGCTGCGTCTTGCAGTGGACGGTGAAGGTCGCGCCGCTGCGGCTTACCGGAGGAACCCATGAGTAACTGCAATAGATGGTGAGGTTGGTGTCGTCGGGCAGCTTTGTCGGAAGCCCGTCGCCAGTCAGGCCAACGAGGCTTGCGTCCGCGCCGCCGTTGATCGGCGTGATGCTCCATCCGGTAGTCGTGCCGGCAGGATCGGCGGTGCTCGGTGCCGGTCGCGTCTGAGAGGTCGTGTCGACTGTTTTCCAGCTCAGCCCTTGGTAACGGCACTGGCGAAAGTTAAAGACCTCGCCGTTCGCGCTCGGGTACACCTGCGTCGGGCTGTAGGCTTCCGCCCAATGCGAGTAATTCTGCTGCACCAATCCAGCGGGAAAAATTTCCTGTCGATCCGCCGTGGTTGCCGTTGCGCCGCAGATGCCAAAATCGCGAATGGCGAACCACTCGCGGCTAGGAGTCTGGTCCGCATAGCCCCATCCGTTGCCGTCATTGATGCCTACCTGGATCGGGCTGTTGAGGACGTAGCCGTTGGTCGCAGTCAGCGCGGAGGTCGTGTTCACGGTCCCGCCGACATTGCGAACAAGAACGCGGAGCTTCTGCCCCTCATAGGCGTGATCGGCGATGAGGTAGGAAGCCGTCGCCGTGCCGCTGGCGAGCGTCATCGCCGTCCAGCCTTGGACGAACTGGCCCGCCTCGGTTTCGATCTTGTATTGAGCGCCGGTCGCACCGACGACGGGAATAGTGGCAGTAATGTCGACCTGCTTCTGCCACGGCAATCCGCCCGATTGTTGGTTGATCGGGACAGACGAGACGATGTTCGACGTTGGCCCGCTCGTCGCGGTCGCGGTCGTGGCCACATTGTCGAAACCAACAGTCCCGGGCGTTGTAGCGGACGTCCAGATGAACGCGCCCAGCGCGACCTTGACGTTGGTGATTGCGACAGCTGCGTCACGCGCGACGGAAGTCTGCTGCGTCCACGCGGCTCCGTCTGGCGACGTGTCCATGTAGAACGTGTCATCGCTCGACCCGCCATGCCGCAGCCGCAGGAACTTGTGGGTCGTGGCGTTGAAGACCGGACCGGCTGCGGGAAGCGTCTTGGTTCCGGTCTTTATCTTGGCGATGTACAGCGTGCCGCCGTCGATATCGATCTGATAACCATTGTTGGCGTCGGACCCGATGCCGAGGTAGGGGATCGTTGCGCCATTCCATGTGCTGACGATCGCGATGCTTGCCGTCAGCGATGCTCCCGTGAAATCAAACGTCCAGCTTGAGATAAAGCCATTGCCGCCGTTGGCCGTGCTGGCCGGCGGCGAAACCTCGAGCCGCTGGTTCGTCTCGTTGGCCGCGCCGCCGGTCGCGATGCCGCTGCCAATGAAGGGGCCGTTCGTGCCCCACAGCGCCGTGTTCTTCGAATTGTCGTCGAAATTATCCGAGAAGGTCTGCGGGGGATCGACGAACGCGCCCTTGTAACCGCTCGCAACGACGCTCCCCGGAAGCGCGGTCTCGCGATATTCGAGGCTCTTCGACGTGTCGCTGTCGGTGAAGCTGGTCGTCGTGTTGCCGGTCGCAACGCCGTCCGCGTACCACTGGCCCGAAACCGAGGTCGCGCCTGTCCAGGTGCCGGGAGTTGCCGTCAGCGTCCCGCCACGGGTTCCGCTGATCGAGGGAGCGACGGTGTTGACGGCGGGAAGCTGCAGCGCGGCACGGCTAACGCCGTGCAGCAGCGAGGACCGCATCAGCCCGGCGAACATCAGGCCTGCACCACCCCGAGCTTGAGCACCAGGTCGCCGTTGGCGAACGTCGGCGTGCCGGCGTTGAGGATGCCAACGACATAGACGCTGGTCGTGCCGGTCGCCGCCTCGAGCAGCAGGTTGATGCCCTTGAGGCACGCGATGCTGTTGTTCGCGAGGTCTTTCCAGTCGGTCGATGCCACGTCGACGAAGCCGAGGCAGTTGACCGCGTCGGCGTCGCTCAAATTGTTGGCCGCATTCGCGGCGGCCGAGGTGACGTTCGTCTGGTAGAAGTAGAGCGTGAACGCCGGCTTGTTCTTGGACTTGTCGATCGCGGTCAGCGACATCAGCACGGCGCGAAGATCATTGGCGCGCGTGATGCCGGCGATCGCCGCCGTCGCGAACAGCACGTCGCCCGGCGCATAGGCTGCCGTGTCCAGCGTCGGCGTGAAGCTGATGACGTCCGCCGGCGTGTGCACGCTGACCGGCTTCTCAGTGGTGACGTCGCTGATTGCGGCCAGATCTTCGGTCGACAGCACCACCGGACGAGAGGCTGCCGCCGCGGCGCGCCCGGGCGCCAGTGGCGCCTGCACCGCAACGGTCGCGCCAGTGGCATCTTTGACGTTGATCGTGCTCATTTCAAATGTCCTCCAGCAATGCGAGCAGGCCGCTGTTCGTTGAATCCGAGAAATCGAGTGACGTTGATGTCGGCGGCGCGACCGGATCGGGCCCATGACGCCGAAACACGGCCACACGACCGTTCGACTGGACCAGGATGATCCGCCTCCCGTTGTCGGGAATGACGATGTTCCGGCTTATGAACATGCGCCGGTCCCGCTCGAGGAAAGGTCACCGGTCATTGCGTCACCGTTCCGCGGACCGTGAAGTCTCCGTAGGCGTACTTGGCCTTGACCGTGCCGACCGGCGTAATGGTGAGGTCGTAGGCGAGCACGACATCGTCGCCCTTCTCAGGGGCGGCTGGCATGGCGCTCATGGTTGGACCGCCGATCAGGATCCTGATTTCACTCAGGATGACGCTGTCGGTCGGAAGGTAGTTCGTTCGCGTCGCCGGGTTGATGAGATTGTAGACGTCGAGCGTCAGGCGCCCGGCCGCGATCTGGTTGGCGATGGTGTCCGTGCCGGCATAGCGAAGCTCGATGCCCTCGCTATCGTCGGTGACGGTCAGGAGGTTGGCGATCGGCGATCCGGACGCATCTGGCGTCGTCCTGATTTTCATGCCGAAGGTGCCGCCGGTGAAGTCCTGACCAAGAAAGATCAGCGACTGGATAAACACCAGCGTCCGGTCAGCGATGAGGGGGATCCTGATGGCTTCCGACATGCCGGAACGATACGGCCCGCGCCTCTCGCGCTGTAGGTTCAAGCACCTCAGGCGGTGACGGTCACCGTGCCAGTGACGCTGTGCGTGCGCGAGCCGCTGGTGAGGCGAGCGTAAACGCGCCAGTTGTAGGTCGTGCCGGCCGTCAGGCCCGTGTCCGCAATCGAGAAGGCGAAGCTCGCGGGCGTCAGCGTCTTGTCGACGTCATCCCAATCCGAGGAGTTGCTTTGCGTCGTGCCGATCTGAGTCGGTGTGCCGGAGATGTCGCGCATCACCTTGACCTCGACAGTCCAGGCCCCGCTGATCCCCACGTTCGGCGTGAAATCGAGCGCGACGGCAACCGTCGCCGCGGTCTTCCCTGACGGCACGGTGCCAGCGATCGCGCCGGTATCGTCAATGAACGTCGTCGAGTTGATGCTCGCGAAGCCGCTGGTTTTCGACGCGAGCGCACCGCTCGCACCGACCGGCGCTAGGGACATGTCCTGCGACAGCGTGACCGTTTTCACATATGAGCTGCCGTTGATCGAGGCCGTGACCTGCACCTTTGCCTCGCTCGTGCCGAGGCTAGAGACGGTCAGCGTCCCGGTTCCGATGCCTGCCATCGACTGTGCCGCTGATGCGCTGGTGAAGCCGTTCACCGTTCCGGTCAGCACCTGATAGGTCCAAGTGATCCCGTCAGTGATCTGGCCGGCCGAGTTGTAGAGCTTGAAGGTCAGGTCGCGCGAAAACTCGTTGGTCTGCGGAGCTCCCGTATAATCGTACTTGAAGCTGAGGCGCTGAGGCGGATCATCAATGCCGAGGACATTGGTATTCGTGTCGCCGGTCCCTGGTGCCTGCGCGATCGTCGGCGGCGTGTTGGCAGTGCCGGTGACGCCAAGCGCCCACGTATGCTTCGCATCGTCCTCGGTCTGGAACTGCAGCGTGATCGTATTCTTCGCGACGTTGATCGTGCGGCCGATGACGATGCACTTCTGATTGCTCAGCCGCGCGCCCGGCAGGTCGAGCGTTAGGCAATCGCCCGGCTTATACTGCGACCACTGATAGCCGAGCTCGACCGAGATGCCGGTGCGCTCGCGACTGTTCGCTACGGCGTAGGCGGCGAGCTGCGCGGCCTGGTTCTTTCCGGCGCCGTTCCCGTTGTCGGAAACCAGCGGAAGATCGACCTCGCGGGTCTTTTCGTTGCCATCGTCCGCCGCGAGATATGTCGCGTTCCTGACCGCCACCAGCGGCGTCACTTCCCAGCCATGGTCCGAGGTGCGGATGCGCGGGATGGCTCCATTGAGCCGGTCGCGGCGGATCAGCATTTGCGGCGCCGTCACGGCGCCTTTCACGTCAGCCTCGGTGATCGTCGCGATGCTGACCTTGGGCGCATTGACGAGACACGACAGACGAGCCTGGGCGGGCATCGGGAAGCCGCCACCGGCCTGTGCCATCGCTTTCAGCACGTCCCACTTACCGTCGCTCGAATAAATGAGGCCGGAGATTTTCCAGCCGTTCGCGTCGGCAACGCTGGCCGCTTCCATGTAGGACGCGAAGTCGATTTGAGCCGGCGCGAGGCCGGGCCCGATCACCTTCTTGCCACTCTGCCAGCGGCCGAGTGCGTAGGTGGCGGCGTGCACCCACGGATTGTCCGAATAGGCATAAGTGCTCTCGGTGAGTGCGCGCTGAGCCCCGCTGCCGCCCGGCTGCGTCGAATCCGCGCGTGGGTCATAGGCGAGCACGCCCCGAACCCGATTGGTGAGCTTCGGCGTCCCTCCCGAATAAATCTTCCCATTGTCGATATCGGCGACAAGGATCATGCCCGCCGTCGCGATGCCGGACGTCTTATAGGCCGCACCCCAATCGGGCATCGCGGTCGCATCCGGCGCGGTCATGGTGAGCGCCGCAGCCTCCGGCGTCGCGCCGAGTTGCGTGTTCAGGTAGAGATGGTCGTGGAAGTAGCCGATCGCGTTGTGTGTGGTCGAACTGAAGCTCACCTGCGTCATGTCGGCATAGAGGCCGTCATAGGCGAAGATCGTGCAGATGCTGAGCGCGCCGATGATGCCGAGGTTCTTGTTCTTCGTCCCCCAGCTCGCCTGGTGCACGATCGAGGCGCCGATCATCGTGTCGCCGAGCGCATATGGCTCGCCTGCGGACGGATCGGCGGACCATTCGAGTTGCTGGCCGGCGATGTCGCTCTTGAGCTTTGGAGGTTTCGTCAGGACTCCTGCGACGACGCCGAGGACGGTTGCGGTGACCGATGCAATGGTGGCGATGGTGGCGAGCGTTCCGACGCTGACGCCGAGCGCGGCCGCAAGTGTGGCAGTGCCGACGATCTGACCGACGACCGGGATCGCCATGGCCACCACGCCAACGACGATAGCCGCGATTTTCACCACCTTGGACATGCGTGCGGCAGATTATTGGGCGGTCCCCGGCGGCTGTAGGTTCGCACCTGGTTGAGCCATCTCCCCGAAAAGTTTAAATCGGCGGCGATGAAACGGATCTTGATCCTGGCGCTGCTGCTTACGGTCGGCTGCAGCACCACCATCCGCGAGATGCGCGACCACACGCCTAGAGCGACGTATTACAGCAGCCGGCCAGTGGCCGAGCTTCAGCATTGCCTCGCTGGGAATCTCAGTTGGATCGCGGCCCCTTCGATCATCCCCGGCGATGGCTCGACGGAGCTGTCGTTCGGCGGCGGCGGAACTACCGCGGTGCTGGTGACGCTCCGTCCGACAAAAGCCGGATCAACCGTCGAAGTTCGCGAGGGCCTCGCCTATGGGGCGCGCGTCCGCAACAATATTGAAGCGTGCGTCAGCGGCCGCGACGCTTAGCCTTCGCTTCGATCCGCCACACGCCGCTGATCAGGAGCGGCTGCAGAATTTCGCAATGCTCGATGTCTTCGTGAAAGCCGAGAACGCGCCCGTTGCCGACGGAGACGGTCAGCCCAGAGAAGCCGTTGGCGCCCGGCATCTCGACGATATCGCCGGCCAGCACGCGGCTCACATCGATGCGCGTGAAATGATGGTCCATCGCCTCCGCAAGCGTCTTGAAGCCGAGCTTTTTCAGCACACCGGCCGCGCCTTTTACGTCGCGATATTTCGGCACCTTGATCGGACGGCCCATGTGGCGCGAGTGAGCGAGGATCAGCTGGACGCAATCGCTGCGGCCGTCCCTGAATGCCCTGCCTTTGAATGTGTCGACGGTCTTCTGCGTCGCGAGCATGCGCTTGACGAGATCCATCACAGGTTCCTGATCCAGACCTGCACCGGGCCGGCGCGTCCGCCGCCGCCGCCGAACAGCGTTCCCGCGCTCGCCGGTCCGTAGGCGCCCCAGTAGATTTTCTTCGTGACGCCGGTGACGTTGTCGAGACCCTTCTCGCCCGGCCAGATCGACTGATGGAATTGACCGTTGAGCCGCTGCCCCTCGCTATCCTCGAAGAAGTAATCGAACGCCGAGATGATCGTGTAATCGAGCTCGTTGCGCTTCGAATCGAGCGTGATCGTCGCCTGGTCGACGAAGCCGTCAAACAGAAGCTCCGGATCAGGCACCACCTGCAGTCGTTTGTTGATGTCGAGCTCGAGCGCGACGAGCCAGATTTTGAGCGGCGAAAGCTGGATCGCATCACCGGCGATGTCGTCCAGGTTGGCGTCGGGCGAGACGATGAGCGTGATGCTCGTATTCGGCGCTTCCCCGGTCATGTCCTCAGTGACGTCGTCGGGCGCCGCGAGCGAGCCGATCGTCTGGTCGTAGCCGAGCCAGGTGTTTCCGCTCCATGCGACCTCAGTGCTGCCGTACAGCAAGCGCCGTGTGCCGCTCGGAAGATCGATCTCGAAGAACGCGGTCAGCAGCGCCCGGCCGGCCGACAGCGCAGCGATCATCTGCGGCGTCATCTGATCAGCGCCTCTCAGTGATCGTGAAGCTGAACGGGCGCGCCCCGTTGGCGCCCTGCGTCGATCCGTCCCACTGAAGGATGCCGCGGATGCGGGGGCGCTCGATCTCGACTGTCAGGCCGTCCGCGAACGTGGTCCGGGTCAGCGGGAACACCGGGACGCTCGCCAGCCCGTCGTCGCCGACCGACGTCGCGACCGTCGCCTTATGGATGAAGCCCGTCCCGTCGGCGAGGATCACCGCGAACGGCTGTCCGATGCGAAACTGGAAACCCGGCTGAAGGCCCTTGAGATTGATGACCGCGCCGGGCGCATTCGAGCCATTCACCAGCGGCGTCCCGGCGGGAAGCGACCGCTGGTCGAGCGGGAACGGGTAGCTGACATCATCGCGGGCGGCTTGCTCGAGCAGCGTCTCGAAGATGCGAGCGTCATCCTGCGATCGAAGCGGCCTCAGCGTGTAGGTGACCGAGTAGCGATAGCCGGGCCGGTCGATGTAGTCGGACGGTCCGCCGAGTGCGCCGTCTGCCGTGCCGCCCGGGTCGACGGGGCTGATCTTGCGCTCGCTATAGCCATGGTCGGGAAGGTCGATCATCTATTCGAGCCTGTGCTGAGCTTCGCGCGAGAGGTTACGCCGGGAGAGCGCGGCGCCGCCATTGGTGGAGGCGATCGCAGCTTGCGCGATGACCGGGCCGGTCACCTGCATGACGCGTCCGTCGAAATAGTCCGACGCCTCGATCTGGACGAGCACGAAGCCGCTGCCGAGCGCGCCCATCGGCGAGGCCGCCATGGCGTTCGACGGGCGCACGAGGCCGCCCTGCGCGAAATGACGGGCGTGGCCGTCGTTCATCGCGTCGAGCGTCGAGACTCCGATCCGTTTCACCGCGGCCGCGCTCAGCACATATTCGCCATTCGAGAGCATCGCCGGGATGCTGTCCGATGTGCCGCTTCCTGCTCCGCTGATGTAGCCGCCTTCGGCATGGCCTGACGCGAAGAAGTTGGACGGAAGGCCGAGATAGGCGGCGTCCGCCTGGCCGGCGAGATTGAAGGCGGTCGAATCGAAGCCGCTGCCGAACAGCGAACCGAGCACGCCGCTGAGCGTCGGCAGCGCGTTGTTGCCGTTGATCAGGTTCTTCAGCGGATTGATCGCCGCGAGCTGGATCAGCTCGCTCATGATGTCGTGCAGCACCGACTTCGCGACATTGCCCCATGAGGTCCAGTTGTCCGGGTTGAGAACATCATCGACTAGCGCGCCGCCGAAGCGCCGCGCCTCGTCCAGCTGGGCCGCGACCTCCTCGAGGTGCTTCTTGAGCAGCTTTTCCTCTTCGGCCTGCTCAGCGGTGCGCCGGGTCATCTCGTCCTGATCCCGGATCATCTGCGACGCGATGCGCTGCTGGTCGCTCTTGACGACCGAGATATCCTTTTCCTTTTCGAGGCTGTCCGCCAGCCGCTCGTCCATCTGCTCCTGAAGCTTGTCGAGCGATTGCTGTATCGCGATCGCGCCGGTGGAGACCGCGCTCGAGCTGTCGCCGATGCGCCTTGCAATGGCGCGCCGGGCATCACCGGCGGTCCCGGTGAAGATATTGCCGTTCTGGGCGACGGCACGATCGCCGACGATTGATCTTGCGGAAGCGCCGGCTGGCGCATTGAGCAGGCGCAACGCTACGGTTCCCTTGGGATCGCCTGCGCTTAGCATGTGCATCGTGTAAAGCGCCGCCGCAGTGATCTGCTGGCCGGCGCGCTGCAGGATTTTCACGTAATCATCTGTCGCAACATTGATCACGCCTTCGGCGACCTGCTTGTTGTTCCGGAGGTCGTCGATCGCCTGGTTCGATAGGCCCGATTGATACGGATAGGCCTGTCGGAAATAATGCTCGAACGTCGCCGGCATGAACTGGCCGAAGCCCGCGGCCGATGAGCCCATGCGGTTGGGTCCAGTGCCCTCGGCGCCCGCGAGACCAGACTTGAAGTCGCTGATCGCCTTGGGGACGTTCTTGGCGGCGTTCGCGGTGCTTTCGAGCTGGGCGGCGAGTTGCCTCAGCTGGGCGATATATTCCTTGATGAACTGCGGCGACTGGGCGAGCCGGTTATTGAGGACGTCGACCTGCCTTGTCACGGAATCGAACGGCACGTTCGCGCTGGCGGCGTCGCTGACCGCTTTCTTCATCGCGTCGAACGCGGCGTTGATGTCAGCCGAAAAGGCGCCGAGCTCCGGATGATATCCCTGCAGGCGGCGAACGATGTCGGTCTGCGCGTCGGCCCAGTCCTGCGACCTCTTCGTCAGGTCCGAAATTACGCCGCCTTCGTACTCACCCTGCTGATTGATGTCGTCCATCATGTCGCGGACGGCCTGGTGGAACGCCTGCTGCACCTTCACGAGGCGCGGATCACCGACGTCGTACTTGCTTTCCGCCTGCGCGACCTGAGCTGCCCGAAGCGCGACGATCGCCTGAGCGCTCGCGAACGCCTGCTTGTCGGCGACGCTCTGGATTTTCAGCCGGTTTTCCATCGCGTCAGCGAGCTTCTTCTCGCTGTCGATCACGCCGTCGATGGAATGCGCCCAGATGTCGTCGGCCTGCTGGCTCAGCACCGTCTTGTCGTGGTGCTCCTGCAGCTTGCGCACGAGATCGTCGAGCGTGTCGGCGTGTTCCTTATGCTTGGAGATGAGCATCGCCGCGGCCCCAACCGCGACCGTCAGAGCGATGCCCCATGGTCCCGACAGGAAGGCGCCGAGCTTCCCGAATGTGCCGCCAGCGAGAGTAACCGCCTCGCCGAGCATCGACATGTGCTGAGCGAGGATCTGGGTTAGCGGGACGCCCTGGGCGAGCTGCTCGCTGCTGCCTCTGACGACGTGCTGGAACTCGAGCAGGGCGATGCGATTGTTATTCATCGCCAGCGTCATGCGTCCGTGCGCCTTCTCAGCGCCGCCCGCCGCCGTCTCGATGTCGGACATGCTCTTTTGGTAGATGGCCGACGATTGCCGCACGTCAGCGTTGAACTGGTCGTTCTTGGCGATCAGCTCGACGACGACGCTATCGGCATTTGCGGGCATGGCCGCACTCTATGGCGCGGCAAATTGCGCCTGTAGGTTCGCGGGGACGCTAGTGGATCAGGCGCTCGTCCCGGTTGGCCTTGTCGAGCACGCGCATCGCGATTTCCGGATCAGGCGCGTCGACATCGTCGGTGTCACGAGTGAGCGCTTCGTTCCAGGCAAACACCAACGCTTCATATGTCCAGAGGTCGAGCGCGCCGGCTTCCGATGGAGGAATGTTCATCCTCGCGCAGTTGGCAAGCGCTAGGGGGTAGTCGAAGAAGCCTTCCTGCCCCTCTTTGCCGAAGTCGCCCCCGTCTTTGGGGGCTCGTCTTTTTTTGGCGGATCGTACCCCAGGATGCAGACGCCGAGGATCGTGGCGGCCACTTTCCAAGCATCGATGAGCGGCTGATCCATCACGTAAGTGTCGACCAGGCGGTTCGCGATGACAGGCGTCACCTTGACCTCTTCACCGGCAACGACGCCCTTGCCGCCGCCAATCAGGGCATGACGCACGGTTTCGATGAGGTCGGATGCGTAGAACTCCGCCGTCGCTGGATTGAGCACCCATTCGCCGTGCAGGCCCTTCGGATCGGGCACGCAACCGCGGACCACTCGAGCATAGATCGCGCCGATGCCGGCGCCCGTCTTGCGCTGCAATTCGTTGATCTGCGCGAGAGGCAGCGCGAAGGTATAGGAGCCGTCGCCGAAGTCGAGATCGATCGTGCTGCAGCTCATCCAATGGCCCTGATGATGACAGTGGCAAGGAACGCGAACAGACTTGCCGCGCCGGACATGCCGACGATGAAGCCGGTCGCGGCGGCGTGCTCGCCAGAATAGGGATCGTCGGACATGCTGCCCGCCATCAGCATAATTGCGCCGGCGATCACGAGAATGACGCTAATCGCGAGCCAGAGCAGCACCTAGACTGCGTTCCATGCCCACTGGCCGTCCGAATTGATCGTCAGGCTGATGTTCGCGAAATTCGCGTCCTCGCCCGTGATCTGGAAGTCGGTGATGATGCCCGGGCCAGCGTAGAAGCCCTGAAACACGAGATCGCCGGCTGGCTCGGTGAAAAGATAGCGCCAGTTGTGCGTCTGATTGTCGTCGGCGGCGATGATCGTATCGAGATTGTCGCGATTGAGGACGCCGGTGCCGGTAAGGCTCCACGCCTCGCCGGTGATGATGAGGTTGCGAACCGGGACATTCTCCGGGTCAGCGCAGTCGCGCGTATAGACGTCATTGGTGTTGCGCGTGTGATTGAAGGTCCGGGTAGTGATGCCGCACAGCGCGGTGAACGTCTCGGGGCTGCCGCTGTCGCCCAGCATCAGCGAGAAGTACGTCCCGCGTAGGATTTTCGGCTGCGCCATCGAAGAGCCTCCATCAAAGCACCAGCCGCCTGCGCGAGGGGCCTTACCGCGGCGACTTTACGCGCCGCTCCGATAGGGCTGTAGGTTCATCAGCCGATGGTAGCGGAGAAGCTGTTGACCCCGTGCCATGCACTCGCCTCTGCCGCGTCAGGGATCACCTGAGAGCCGATCCAGCTCATGTAGGCCGTGGTGCTCGCGCCGAGCTCGAGGACGGCGTTCTCGAGCGCCGACTGGATCGTCTCGTTCATGCTCTCGCATTCGTCATCGAACTGCGTGTGGCTGAAGGCGTGGACGGTGACGCGGACCTGCGTTCCCTTCCTCAGCGGGCCTTCGTCTGCAACCGTGACGCGAACGAACGGCCAGGTCAGCTGATCAGGTTGGCGGCGTCCGTAGATGCGATCGCCAATAGCAGGATCGCCGATGCCGGTGAGGTCAGTCGTGCCCCTCAGGAGCGGAACGATCACCTGCCTCAGCCGCAAGCTCTGCAGCGGCCTCGCGCTCATTATCGTTGCTCGGAGTCAGGATCCAGCGCGACCCCACCAGCGGGCCGATCAGCGTCAGCCATATCCGGCTCAGCCACTCGGTTGTCTGGTCGACTGTCGGCGGTCTCGCCAGCGGACTTGCCCTTCTTGCGGCTGGTCGACGGGCGCTTCTTCGCGGCCCCCTTCCGGGAACGAGACGACCCGTCGACCTTCCCCTCTGTAGCATGTCCTTTGCCGACCGCGAAGTCCGCGAGCTCGGCTTTCACCAGATGATCGCCAAGGTCGGCCGGCGTGAACGCGGTGATCGCCCCGCTCGGCCAGCGGAAGTCAAATGGCCGCCGAACGGTGATCCAGCGCGAGGCCATCAGGCCGCGACCGTCCGGCCGATGACGATGATGTCGTAGCTGACCGGCGTTCCGGCGCCGCCGTTGGTGACCGTGACGAGATCACCGGTGCCGGGTGTAACCGCGATGCCGTTGCGATAGGTCCGAAGCGAGAAGTCGCCCGGGCCCACCGAAAAGCCGTCGCCGGCCGCAAGGAACAGCGGAACGCCGTTCGATGCCGGGCGGGTCAGCTGAACGTCATTGGTGTTGGTGGACGCGGCGGCGATGTAGATCATGACGATCTCGGCCGCGGCGATGGTGGCTCCGAGCGCATCGGCGAGGACGCCAGCCATGTCCAGGCTTTCGCTTGCCGAAGCCGCGAGCGTGCGCGTGTCGCTGAAAAGGATGTTCGCCTGGCCGACGGCCGCCGTTCCGGGGGTGAATTCCATCGACTTCAGGACGTCGACCAGCATCTGCGGAGTGCCGAGGTCGCCTGCGCCTGACTGCTTGGCCTTGAGATGGAGATCGATCGTTGCGGCGACGCCGAGCATGGGTTGTCCCCTTGGATGATGCGCGGCGATGATATGGCGGCGCTTGGGCCGCCTGTAGGTTCATCAGCCCTTCGAGGCTTTGACGGCGGCGCTGACAGCCCCACGCACCAGCGCCACGACGGCATCGCGCTTCCGATCGGTCGCGGGCTGCATGTACGGGCGGGGAAGCATCTTCGACGTGCCGAATTCGAGCGCCGCCGCATATGGCGCGTTGCTGCTGACTTCGACCTTGAGCGGGCCGATCTGCGTCGTCTCGATGTTCGTGCGAAGGACGCCAGTGTCTTCGTTCGGAGGATCGCCCGGGGCGCTCGGAACGTGGTGCTTGCCGCTTACCGCGCCCTCAGTGATCATGTGGCTGGCTTCCGCCCTGATCTCCTCGCCGCCCGCGAACAGTGCCGCACCGACGCGGCGCACGGCTTGCTCGCTGATGTTGTTGAGGCGGATGGTGACGCCCTTGTCGCCGGTTATGCGGGGCACGCTACTTCTTCCGGCCGCGCAGCTCGTAATAGCTGCCGCACGGATCCGTCGCGACACTCTCCACCATGTAGCGAGCACCGCCCGCGCCGATCTCGCAATCTGTGTCCGGAGCGGAGACGCCATGCGCGAGCATCAGGATCCGCACGTCGCCTTCGATAAAGCCCTCGCTCGCGCGCATGGCGAAGGTGGCGGCATCGATCTGCACCTTGACCGCCTCACCGGGTCCGAAGCTCTGATCCGAACCGCCGCCCATGCCGTCATCGGCGAACGCGACCGGCCGGAAGAGCGTGCCGTCGAGATAAATGGCCTCAAACACGCCAGCAAACGCAGCAGCGATTGAGCCGTCCATCAGCCCCATTGCGGCCATCCTTCAAGCGGAACGATGCAGTCCACCGGAACGCCGGTCGATGCCACCCGCGGACCGCCACGATTGCGCTGCAGAAGCGAGAGATATTCGGCACCGTAGCGCGTCGCGCCGTAGCCTCCGGTGAGCCGGGCATTCGCGGCGGCATCGGTAAAGCCGACCTCGAGCGAACCGGATTTCATGCGAGTGACGCCAACCGGGATGCTTGCCAGCGACGCTGCATCGGTGCCGAGGCCTGCCATGGTCAGATTGTGCGCCGCGAGGCTCATCAAGCCGGCCGCATAGTCGCCTTCACCCCAAGCCGTGGTGACGTAGCGCTCGGCATCGGTCAGCCATGCGCGGATCGTCGCCACATCGACGTCGGTGAAAGCGGGATAGCGCGCGACCAGGTCCGCGGCGCTCGGCTTTGCATAGCCGGTGAGTGCGAGTGGGGCCGGCTCGTTCGCCGCAACCGGCAGCAGGACGATCGCGTCGTCCTGGCGGCCGAGGGCGGTTGTCCATGCGATACGGAAGACGGATGTCTCTCCATCGGCGCCGCCCGATAGCCAGGCGGTCAGGTCCTGCCCGTAAGCGCCGTCTGTCGTACTCGGAGCGGCGGCGAGCGTCTGGCTGACCAGCACCACGGTGCCGTCAATGCGCGTGATCGTGGCCTGTCCGCTGGCAATGCTGTCGCCGCTGTCGAGCGGAATGTGCGCCGTGTAATCGAGGACCGCATCCGGGTCTTTCGTGGGCCACGTGATCATGGCCGAAAGTTACGTCGCGGCCGCGCTGCGCTGTAGGTTCAACGCGAAACGGGCCGCCCGGTTAAGGACGGCCCGCCGCATTCTCTCAGGGGAGAGAGCTGGCTATTTCGCCTCTTCGGCTTCCTCGGCAGCAGCCTTCTTCGCCGCGGCCGCTCCCTTCTCGAGCCCTTCGTAGAGCTCGTGGCCTTCCTTGATGTCGACGTCGACCGTCTGGCCCGGTTCGATGAACACGGTGCCGTTGTCGGTCTCTACGCCACGCGGGCCCTCTGCGGTGTTGGTGACCTTCGTCATGTACGCCTCCTAGATCCCGTCGCGGTACGAGACCGTCTTCGGGCGATAGATTTCGAGCTGGCCGACGTTCATGATGCCGTCGACCTTCCACGCCATCGAAGAGATGGCGAACGGCGGCAGGAACTCGAACATGCCCGGCAGGAAGAACTCCATGTTGTCGGGGCTCTTCTCGTAAGCCACCATGCGCCGCGACGAACCGGAACCCGCCGCCTGAAGCTCACGGCTGGCGCGGATGTCGAGCTCCTGGCCGGTCATCGCCGTGTAGCTGTTGTTCTGCTTGAGGAACGTCAGCACCGACATGTTCGTGTTGGTGACCTGAGTGTTGTTCGCCGTCAGGAACGCGGTCGTCGGCAGGATCAGGGCGTTCGGCATCGCCGTCTCGCCGCTGTTCGTGATGACGTCGTTGAGCGCGGTGTTGACGTCCGCGAGGATCTGCGCGGGCGTCGCAGTTCCCCAGCCGCCCGTCGGAGCGCTTGCAGCCGGCACCGACGCGTTGTTGATGAGGCCGGTCGTGTTCTTCTCGGTCGAGCCGCGAATGACGCGATCATAGACGAACTTCTGGCTGACCAGGCGCGCGGCAGAAGCCTTGCGCTGATCGAGCGGAATATTCATCTGCGCGGCGCGGTTCACTTCCTGCAGCGACAGCTCGTAGCCGGCGCCAGCGAGGTGGAACTGGCTCTGGCCCAGCGCGAAGTTGATGCTCGCGTTCGGGATGTCGAAAGCCTTGCCGCCGATATAGGCAGCGGCGCCCGCGAGATCGCCAGAATAGACGAGCGTTCCGATGTCCCACATCGTGCCGTCGGTGTTGACGGGCACGAGGCCGGCATAATCGAAAGACGGGTACTTCGCCTGCAGCACCGCTCCGTGGATGCGGTACAGTTGGGGGACCAGGAAACCGCCAGCCTGCTGTGCGTCCTCGAAGATGATCTGTCCGTCGCGCGGCATCTTTCAGTCCCCTTACGAGCGAGTCACGCGCAGCGGCACAATGCCCGCGCTTGCAATGGTGCCATCGAACCGCGCCGGGATGGCGGTGTTCGAAGTCGAGACGTTGGTGATCGCGCCGCCAGCGGTGACATAGGCGGCGTCGCCCTGGTTCACCGCGACCGAAGCGTTCACGTAGATCACGCCTTCATTGAGAAGGCTTGCGGTCGTATACTGCGCGAGAGTGTCGGCAGTGCCGCCGAGGCCGGGAACCTGGCCGACATCGGCGATGACGATGCCGAGGAACTTGTTGGCCGTCGGAGTTGCGGTGCAGCCATGATCGCCGCTGCCGCGGAATGCAGCAACGCCGAACGCCATGCCGCCAGCGTCCTCGACCGATCGGCTGATCCGGTTGGACTTCTCGCCGTTCGCGACCATGCCGGCGAAGCCAGCAGCGGGTGCCGTCGGGTAAGTGCTCTGAACGGTAATTGCCATTTCGCTCGACTCCCTCAGGCGGCGTTCGCAGGCGCGGCCGGGCGCCATGCGTCGGAAAGGTTCTTGCGCGCTTCGTCACGGGCCTTGGCGTACTCGGCCTTGGCGTCTTCGACCGGAGTGATCCCGCCCGACAGCACGTTGCGCACCGGATCGACCTTCACGTCCTTGGCGAGCACGGTGAACGCGCCGGCGATCGCGGCGTCGTCCATGTCCTTGGCGCTGTCGCCGAGCCTGGCCGACACGACGGCCTTGCGGATTTCGGCTTCGGTCTTGCCGTCCGTGGCGACGTTGGGCTCGATGCCCTTCGCCTGCGCGATGAGGGCGGAGCGGTCGGCAACGAGCTTCTCGAGCTGGGCCGGACTGACCGCTGCGTCCTTCACCTTCTGCTCGAGCGCGGCGATCTCGCCATCCTTGGTCGAGACGGTGGCGGTGAGCTCGCCAACCTTGGTCTCCGCCGCGTCCTTCGCCGTGGTGAGCGTGGTGATCTGACCCTGCAGCTTGGCGATTGCCGCCTCGGCCGCGTCGGTGACTTCGAGCGGAAGTCCGTCGAAAGTGATCGTCTTGGTCGCCACTTGGCCGCCTCCTGAACTTGCAGCGTTGTTTTTATGGCCGTCCGAACCGTCGCTGTAGGTTCGTTCGTCGGTCAAAATTTCGATGAGCTCGGCGGCCGGCAGCGTGGCGCACGTGGCGGCATCGCCGATCCTGCACAGCGGACCCGCTCGGCCCTTGTCGACGACGGCGACGTGATTTCCGCGAATCTGCGACTGGCGAGCGTCGTACTGCTGGCCATCCTCGGTCTGACCGGCGGTGAAATCGAGCACGGACGCATAGCCGTTCGAAAGCTCGCGCTTACCGCTCTCGACGTCGGAGATGATGCCCTTGTCCATCAGCACGATGTCGAACGCGAGGAAGTCGCCATCGCGCATGGCCTTGCCGACAACTCCTTTCGCATGGTCGCGCCAGTTGGCCGCCGTGACAGGCTGCGCGGGATGATCGTTCGTGACCGGCTTCATCAGGAAGCTGGCGACGCTATCCTGAGCGAACACCTCCTCTTCGGGGCGATAGACTTTGACCACCTGGTCGGCGGCGAAGGTCTTGCCCTCCGGATCGACCTCGCGACCGAGGTAATCGTAGATGCCGGCGCGAGCTGCTCGAGCCCTGACGACCATGTAACCGTCTTGCGTCTTCCGCGGATGGTCGAAGCTGAGCTTGTCGGCGAAGAGCATCAGTGGCTCCACGCATCGCTGGTGACGGCGAGTACCGCGCCGATGATGGCCAGCACGATCGCACCGCCGACGATTACGCCAACGACGATGAGTATCGTTTCGAGGACGTCCATGCGCCCGAAATTACGGGCGCGGCTCGTCAGGCTGTAGGTTCGTTGGATGCCCCGCTTGAATTCGAACCAAGGCTGTCGGCTTCAAAGGCCGATGTCCTACCGCTAGACGACGGGGCAGTTGGCCCGCTCGGCAGGACTCGAACCTGCAGCCTCTTGGTTCGAAGCCAAGTGCGCTATCCAGTTGCGCTACGAGCGGCGGAGACGGTTTGCGTCGACGATCCGCCTATCCTCACGAAGTTGAACGCGCAGCATGGCCTCGTTCGACTTCGCCCGCACATTCTCCATGAGCCGAACGGCTTCTCTCCGGATGGCGTCATCGACCGAAGCTCTAAGGACCGGACCATCCGAATCGGGATGCAGAGAAAAGGCGGATAGGTCGGAGGGCTCAATCATTCCTCGAAACTTACCACGCCCTGGGCGGTGCATCCACAAAAAGGCGGCACTCCCGGCATGTCGTCGGCCGGGATCGAATTGCCGCGCCAAGGGAATTTGCGACCGTTGCGAGCGAGGTGCCATTCGCGCGGGTGCCTCTTCGCCGAATGCCGCCAGATGAACTCGGTTATGCCGGCCTGCTCCTGCCGAGCCTGATTGAGCCGCGCGCCGAGCTTCACGGTCTGATCACCGGCAATCCGCAACGCCCGCGAGCGAGCCATGCCAACCGCGTCCCTGATCTCGCTAGCGATCTCTTCCGCAGGCGCGCGCCGCTGGAAGCCGGCGAAGATGGCGTTCGCGATCTTCTGCTGCAGCTGCGCGCTCACGTCACGGATCAGGCTGACGTTCCAGTTGATCGCCGCGCCAACCGTGTCCTCCACATCGCCGGCCGTCAAAACCGTGTTGAGGTCGACATCGATCGCGGAGAGCACGGACCGCACCCATTTGCCGCGTTGGACCGACTCGAGCCTAAGGGCCCATTGCCGCAAATCCGGCGTCAGCAAGATCACCAGCCGCTGGATTTCGGCAGCAATGCCATCGAGTTCGCCGGCCGTCGTTTCCGCGCTGTCGGTCGTCATCTTCGCCAGCGTGCGCTCATATTCGGCGACGACGTTCGGAATTCGCGCTGTCCAGATCGCGAGCATCCTGGCGTAGAGCGTGAAGAGGTCGTCGGCCTGCGCTTTTGTCGGAGCGATGTTGGCGAGCGCGACCGGCTTGCGCGACGGGCGCTTGGCCATGGCGGCGAGACTGAACTTCACCGCCTCACTCCTCGGTGATGCCGGACTTCCAATCGTCCACGACCTCGGTGAACACCTCCGGACCGAACACGAGCGCGCCTTGGTACGGTTCGACGTTCGACAGATCAAAGTCAGCCGGGACCGAATAGCTCAGCGTGACGTGCGGCGCGTAGTCGGCGTAATCGCTGCTCGCGCCCTTGCTTATCATGTCCTCGTGGCGCCAGCTCAGCGACGACGAATTGAACAGCAGCACGACGGCATCGGCCATGCTGCCGAAGCGATCGAGCATTCGCGGGCCTCCCGGCGCGACGCGTAATTGGCCGTTCTGATCTTCGTCCCACGCATTGCCCATCGCCATCCAATCGACCGGCGTGCGCGAATAGAGCACCGTGACGTGCATCTCGTCGGCTGCGACCGTCGTTTCGAAACCCTGCCCCTTGGCCCATGCGATCACGTCAGCGGCGTTCAGGAGCTTACGACTGACGTAGAGCGAGCGCGGAGCTGCATCGGCGAGAAGCGCCTTCGCCTGGTCCGCCGTGATCGCGCCGCTCTTCTTGAGAGCCGAGACGCCGCGCTGGCGTTCTACCGGCGGCTGCGTCAGCGCCGAAGGATCGTCATTCGGATCGTCATTCGCGGGATCGAGCGAGGGATCGGCAGCAGTCGCGGCTTCCGCTTCCTCAAACGCAACTTCGGATCCGGGCCAGCGTCCGCTCTCGATGAACCGGTTCTTGACGATGGCGGCCAGCGCCATGTCCGGGATGAGGCCGGTATCGGAATAATTCTTGACCGCCTGGCTGAGCTGGAACTCGATGGTCGCGCCGTCCTTCTCGTTTTCCTCCTGCAGCGGGCCGAACTCGTAATAGACATCGCTCGGACGGCTGCCGAGCGCGGACGGGATCAGCAGCTCGTCGATGCGATCAAGCGCCGGTGCCAGAAGCTCGTCCTGCCGCGCCTTGATCATCGACTGATAGTCGCGCTCCTCGCCGTCTCCCGTCGATTGCAGGCCGCGCGGCGACTGACCGAGCAGGCGCGTCATCGGAATATCCGCGGCGCCTGCGACGAGCAGCGTGTACGCATCGATGACGTTCGGAATTCCGGCCCAGACCATCTGGGCCTGTTCCCATTCGTCCTGGGCATCGAGCAGCATGGCGCGATGGGTCGACTTGGCGCGCGAGGTCCACGCAACGCGGGCCGTGATCTGCCTTTCGCCATCCTCGGTCCCGACGACGCTCATCAGATCCTTGAACTTGAACACGTCGACCGCGGCCCGATCGATGAGCGCCGCGAAGCCATCCTGCGCAAGACTGGCGTTCTTCACCGCCGACTGGATCGACTGTGCAAGCGGATCGCCCCAGAACCAAGACCCGCCCGTCATTCCGGCGCTGCCGTACCATGACCCTTCCGGCACCGGTTGTCCGATGAACTCGACGATGCGCGAGGGATGCAACTTCACCTGCTGATCCTTCGAGCTCGTGTTGATCTCGAAATAATCGGGCTTGCCGAACCACGGATCAGCCGGGTCTAGCCGCTGGTTGCCGAGCGTCAGCTGATGCCGCGACAGCACATGAACGTAAGTGAGGCCGCCCTTACCGATGCGCGACGGATTGAGCGGCTGCGACGGATCGGGATCGTTCGTGCCCAGCAGCAGCGCCGCGCCGCCGTACAGGCGCGACAGGATCAGCGCGCGCTTGCATTTGTGCTTGAGCTGCAGCCGCTTCTCTTCGGCCTCGAGCGCTTCGATGTTCGCGCTCTCCGTTTGCCAGTCGCGCCACGCGCGGGTCATGTCGAGCGCTGGAACGTCGATGATCTTGCGCCACAGCCAGTCGTCGCGATATCCGGCTTCGCTTTCCGCCGCGCTGATCGGGATGAACGCATAGCGATCGTACACCCGGCGATCGGCGGTCGTGCCCATGCCGGACATGACGTTGGTCAAACGGTCGCGGAACGGGACCACGTTCTGACGTGCCGGGATGATCTCGCCGGCGCCGTCCATCAGGAAGCCCGGCTTCGGGCGGACGTTGACGAGGCGGCCTGACATGGCGGCGACGTTACGGCGAGCATCGGCGCCGATGTAGGTTCGCTAGACGTTGTCCCAGCTGTAGGTGTTTCCGAGCGCGAGCTCGTTCAGCGCGTCGGCGAAAGCGTCGACCTGGTCATCGAATGCGCCGTTCGGAAATGCGCAAATCTCGCCCAGGAAGACATCGTTCCATGGCCCGCGCAACAGCTTGACGTTACCGGCCTCTGCCTGTGCCGATGCCGGCCGGGCACGCGTCGCCTTGTCGCCAGTGACGGGCTTCACGATGACGGGATAGCCTTTCAGCAGCTTGACCTTCGTCTCGGCGTCTGCCTTGCCAGCGGCGCCCGGGTCCTGCGGCATGCGGATGGTGATTCCCTGGCCATCCTGCGTCGCCGTGTTCTTGAGCCGCGTCTCGACATCCGACGCGCTCCACCGGCCGCGCATCACGTCTTCGATGTAGAACACGTCTTTCACCAGCACCATGCGAAGTCCGACGGTCCAGTCCGGCTGCTTGCCCGGTTTCTGCTGTGATGCCGCGAAATCCCATGCTCGCACCCTGCGTCCGCCGGCTGGCACCGCATCGACGATCTCGAAGTCGCCGCGTTGGAACATACCTCCTGAGCGCGGCGTCGGCGCCTGGTCGTACTGGCCGCTGAACGCATAGCTGCCCATGTCGCGCTTGAGCGCGTCGACCACCTCACGCGGAAAACGCTTCGGGTCGAGCAGCTGACCTTCATCGGTGCGCGGATCCTTGAAGCCGATCGGCGTCTCGCAAGCGCGCGCCGGATCGAACTCCATCGGCAACATCAGGTGCACGTAATCCATGCCGAGCGAGAGGATCACGCCGCTGATGTCCTGCTCGTGCAGGCGCTGCATGATGACGACGATCGCGCTCTTCTCCTGGTCGTTGAGGCGATTGACAGCACCCTCGCGGAACTTGCGCGTCGTGTTCAGGCGCTCCGTGTCCGACTCGGCTGTCTCGGTCGAATGTGGGTCATCGATGATCAGCCTGTCGCCGCGCTGCGATGTCAGCGATCCGAACGGTACCCCCTCGCGCGTCCCGGTCGACGAATTCGCGAAGCTGGTCTCGGCGGTGCGCGTCAGCTGAACATCGGGCCACAGTCGCCGGAACCATTCGCTGGCGATCAAATCGCGGCTCTTGCGCGTGTCGCGCTTGACCGGACCTTCGTTGAACGCAGTTGCGAGATAACGCAGCGAGCGGCGCCCACATGGGCCCCATTCCCACGCCGGCCACATCACGGATGTGATCAGCGACTTCGACGAACCAGGCGGGACATTGATCAGCAGCCGGTTGATGCGTCCGTCGGTGACCGCCTCGAGGTGCTCGCAAATCGCGTCGATATGCCAGTTGGGGACGTACTTCGCTTCCGGCTCCAACACGTGCCATGCCTCGCGGACGAAGCCTGCGAGCGTCGAGCAGCGCTGTCGGATCTGCTCGAGGTTATTCTCGAGCTGCTGCCGTTCCGCGGCATCGCGGCGCAACCGCTCGCGACGGGCGCGCTCGTCTAGCAGAGCGAGATATTCGACGTCAGTGAGTGGTGCGCTTGTCGCCGTTTGCACGGGCGGCCTCGTGCGCGGCGATCCGCGCGGCGATCTCTTCGTCGGAGAGGTTCTTGTATTCGATCAGGCCGGAATGCTGGACCTGCTCGCGGAATGCTTGGACGTCGACGTGCTTGCCGATCAGGTCTAACGCTCCCTTGGCGACAGAAAGTTGCTTTTCTTTCAGTGCTCTAGCGTGAAGCTCAGCAGCTTTCGTGAGCACCCACGCGGCGTCGATTGATGTCTTTTCAGTCACCTTTTCGGCGATGCGCGACTTGAGCTCGGCGACGCGAGCCGCAACACTGACATTTGCTGACAGCCGTGTGGCGGCCCCGCGATCCGGCTTGTAACCGGCGGACTCGTAGGCATCGAGCTGCGACTTGCCCTTCGCCAGCTCCTGGCAAAATCGCTCCTGACGCGCATTCTTGAGGGGACCGGACATGGTCAGCCTTCTACCTCGCCACCCTATCGCTGATGTAGGTCACTCCGCGTCGACCTCTTTTCGTGCCGCCTCGCTGTCGAAGCCCTGACGCTCAGCCATGGCGATCAGCTCGTCGGCGGTCTTGCGGACAGTGCCCACGCGCCAGTCACCATCGCCGGTCTCGGTAATCATCCATCCACCATACCGGCTGACGCGCAGGAACGACGCGGCTTCCTTCGCCAACGCGTGCAGGTGCACGTCGATCGGGCGCACAGCGACCGTCTCACGAACGGCGGACTGCGGATGAAGCTGCTCGCGCTGGAACCTGACGAATTCGGCGCGCTTGGCGATGAGGCGCGACTTGCCGCGTTCGATCAGCCAGCGATTTACCGTCAGCCGTGAAGCTCCGTACCACGTTTCGCAGGCAAGCCGCCCTTGCTCGACGAAGATCACCTCGAAATCCTCGGGGCACGGACGATGACCGGAATGCGCCTCGTCGACGAACGTCATGGCCGTTGCCAGGAGATCGGTCTCACGCCGGGTGAGCGGCCGAAGTTGCTGCAGCGCTTCCGCGAACTCGATGACCATCTCGTAGGCGACCGTGAGCTCGGCGCGTGTCGTCTGAGATGGGATGGGCTTTGACGCTCGCGGTTCGGGCTCGACTTCCACCGGGCCCGGTTGAGGATCGTTCGCCACCCTGATCGCCTGCACTTCGCGGCGAAGATCGCGGGTCGAGAGATGCTCCCGCTCGGCCTTCTCGAGCAATTCCTCGGCGGTCTCGGCCGGAAGGCTCGCGACTTCCACGTGATGGGTGAACGTTAGATGCTCACGGCGCCGTGAGGTTTCGAACGTCCGCGCGACCGTGGCGAGGTTCATCAGGCTGCCGAACTCGCGTCCGAACAATCCCTCCGCCGCGGCTTTCGCACGATCGCCATAGCGATGATCTCCGAATGCCCACCAGTCTCCGATGTGCCACTGCAGGGCCTGGCTTCCGAGACACAGCCGGCGACCGATTGCGACCCATTCGTCGAACGTCGTGTCGCCCGGCAAGTCGAGCGCGAGAGGGGGCCGGCCCTCCGGCAAATCGATGACCTTCAACGCCTGCATCACACCCTCCCTGAACTCTGACGCGTTCGTCATCGTGCGCCTCCCCGTTGCGCAGCGATCGCGCACGTCCCGTAGTAACCCTTCGAATAGACGCACCATTCGACCGCGAAGCCGCCCTTCAGCTGATCGGCGCTGATGTCCTCGCGCGCCGCGTTTTCACACCGGCCGACGAGACGGCTGTAGCTGGCGCCGCGGATTTCACAGGCGAGCCCGCCGACGATGATCCTCGCCAGGTTGGCCGTCGCGACATCAGCACCGGGCTGCCCGACCTCAGGCGCATTGACGCCGAAGATGCGGATGCGCGTGCCGTCGGAACACTTGAGCGTGTCACCGTCGATGGCGGTCGGCGCGAGGCAGACCAGGAGCGCAAGCGTGATCATGGGCGGCCCCCGGCTGCATCCGCGATCCGCTTCTTGCGCTCAGGATCAAACCTGACACCGGGACGCTTGCACTCATCGCACCGGCGGTTCTGCGGCAGTCGGTACGAAGCCGACTTGCAGATGAACTCAGCGCCGCACTCCAGGCACGCCGATGTCCAGACGAGGAGCGTCGTCAGGCCGCCGTCCCGCCGGCGATATGGCTCATGCCTGCGCAGGTCATAGCGCTGGCCGCCGATTGTGATCGCCAAGCCCAATGCCGGGAGCTTGGCGAACGTGAGCCACTCCTGATCCGTCACCGCGCCCTCCAGACGGCTGTCGTCCAGCCAAGCGACGGTTGCGGTGCGTAGCCAAAGCGAAGCATCCCAACCGTTGCGGCTGCGACGGAGGCGCGGCGGTGGAGAGCGCCGCCCGATTGGCACTGCGTCGGTAGTTCACTGTTAAGTGTGACTGTCGCAAACTTTCGCATTTGCGACGGTCGTGCGACAGTTGTGCGTAAGTCGCGCGGCATCATTCGTGCGCCCATTTTCCAACCTCCACGAACTTGCGCGAATGGCGTTCGTCATCGAGCTTCTCGACAATCTTGAGCGCCCCGTTTTCGATCCACTCCTTGAGGAGCTTGACGATCCGCTTGCGCGAGCTGTCCGGGTCGATGTCGAGCACCTGGCCGACCGCAATCCCGACCCATTGGGAGGACCGGGAGTCGGCGCGCCACTCGCCTTCGTGCACCAGTTTCTGAACTGCGATCAGATGACGCGTCGATATGCCTTCGAACAGCTCCGGCCACCGCCACGGACACGCCACCCCGACCTGATCGCCATTGCCGAGGGAGACGTTATTCATTCGATACCACGTCGCCTTGTCGGGCGGCGCGAGGTTCGCTTTGTCGTTCTGAACCCTGAAAAAGAAACCGCGCTGATCTTCGGCTATTCCGGCCAGTGAGGCCTCATCCGGGCTCATGCGGTTGAAGACGTTCACACTCCGGGCCGCGTCGACCAGCGCCTTGGCGCCGCGGGCACTGTCGGCATTGGTCTCGGTGCCGTTGCCCTTGCGGACGTGGTGAACCAGGTTGATCGAGCAGTTGCATTCGTCGGCGAGGCGGCCCCATGCCTTGACCACGGCGTCGATCGCGCGATTGTCGTTTTCGCTGACCTCATGGCTCGAAACGAACGGATCGATCGTGAGGACGTCAATGTTGCGCTCGAGCAGCTGGGCCTTGATCTGCTCATAAACGGGCTGGGCGATGCGGGCGCCATATTCGGTCTCTGTCGCGATGACGCAGCGCTGATCGCGGCCGCTGTCGACGTAGAGCCGGCCGTCGACGTCCGCGGGGCTGAGATGAAACCACTTGGCCGTGGCGTGGATGCGCCGTTCCGATTCCTCGGCCGGATCCTCGAGATTGTAGAGCCAGACGGTCAGCGGGCCGTCATGCACGTCGATGCCGTAGAGCGCGCGGCCTGACGCCATAGCGAGCGCCTCGCCGATCTTGACGCTTGACTTGCCGGTTCCGCCGGCGGCGACGTCGACGCTGACGAAGCGTCGCAGCAGGTGCTTGCCGTAAAGCCATTGGCGCGCGGGTATTTCGCTCTCGTCGCGCCACGTGAACGGCGTCGCGACGATCGGCTGGGGGGTCTTGATCGCCTCACCATGAGGCGGGACCTCGCGCAGCCAGGGCGGCATCTCGTCGTTGGACGGCGCGCGCGGCTGGCGAACGGGAATGTCCGGCGCGTAGCCTTCGAACGGATCGTCGTCGTAGTCACTCACCGGCATCCGCCTCCCCTTCGTCGAGAGGAAGCCGCGGCTGGAACAACGCATCGAAGCCGGACGCATTGGTGACGCACATGACGCAGAGTCGTCTGATCTCGCGCAGGTCGTCGATCGTGACGCGCCAGTTCATCGCGTTTTCCGATGCGACGCGTTCGACGACTTCAAGAAGGTGCCAGGATGGTTCGCAGGCACTGAACTTTGTCGCCATCGCCCGGTCGCGCATCAGGAGCAGCGACGAGCGCAGCACCAGCTCCTCGCCTTCGATGAAGGGGCGAAGACCTTTGACGATTGGCTCGTAATCTTCGCGGCGAGGCGGCCGGGATACACCGGGAACGACCTCGGCGTTCACAGCATTTGCCCCTGCCGAGCCCGTGCCAGCATCTTCTCGACGGTCGAGACCGGCACGTTGTACGACACAGCCAACCCCTCGACCGTGAACGACGCCAGCCGCTCAGGCGTGCATCCTGCGAGCAGCATCGACAGCGCGGCCTTCGCTCGGCTGGACGATATCTGCGATGCTCCCCAGCGGCGCATCAGGCCGCGCTTCTCGTCGCTAGGCCGGCATCCTCGATTGGGGCATCGATCAGGTCGAAGAGCGACGGGACCGCATGCTCTGCTTCGGCTTCGCGGCAATAGTGCACCGCATCGCGCCACGAGACTTCGTTGAGTTCGACGCCGGCGCCGCGGCGGCCCAGTTTGATCGCGCGCATTGGCACCGTGCCGAGACCGGCAAAAGGATCAAACACAAGGTCGCCCGGGTTTGAATAGAGCCGGATCGCACGATCGACGATGTCGAACTGCAGGGGGCAGATATGGGCTTCGACGCGGCGCCGGGACTGCTCGCTGTTGAGCGTGCGCATTCGAACCACATCGGTCCAGACATCATCGCGCAGCGTGCCGGGTTTGAGGACCGAGAAGGTCTTTGGGAGAGCCTGGCGCTCGGCAAGCCCTTCGCCGATCTCAACGTGCTGCTCGTGATCGTAAATGTCCTGGATCGACCATGCCGGGAACAGCTTGGCGAGCGTGTCCGGCGGCATCAGCGCCATTTCCGCCGAGGTCAGCGGCCGGTCGCCGCTCGAGCGCCACAGCGCATCAGCGTCGATCTGCCAGCGCGCTAGGCTGTATTCGTCCGCGTTCTTGGTGACCGGCTCATCGGCATAGCCGTTGGAGCGGTCGGTCGGCAGCTTGAAGAACAGCAGCAGGAACTCGGGGCTTCCACAGCCCATTTTGGTCGAGTCCTTGCGCAGCTCCTTGTAGGTCAGGCGATAGGTCTGGTTGTTCTCGCGGACGACATCGGTGGCGATGAACCTTAGACCCATGTAGCCGAAGCCGTGCTTGCGGAAGTGAGCGATCGTGTCCGCGTGGAACGGCTCGACAGTCGGCCGGGTCATTCCCGTGACGCTCGCGAACTGGATACGGTCCTTGACGTGCACCGCGGCAAGCCGGCCTGGTTTCAGGATCCGGAGCAGTTCGGGCGTCAGGAAATCCAGCTGCGCGAAGAAATGCTCGTGATCGTCGGTGTGACCGAAGTCGTTATAGCTCTCCGAATATTCGTAATGATTGCCGAAAGGGATCGACGTCACCACAAGGTCGACGCTGCTATCGGCCATATGCCGAACCTCATCGACACAGTCGTTGCGGACCATGCGCCAGAGGCCATTCCCGCCGCTTTCCTCGCGCCGCTCGCAGCCGATCGTGCGCTTCAAGGTCTCGGCCGCGGCCTCATGATTGAGGCCGTATTCGCGGATGATCGCGCTCATGCGCCGGGTCAGCTCGTCGTGGCGCTTCCACTTCTGCTGAAGCGTCCGCAGCACTTCGGTCTCGGTTTCGGCGTGGATGATGTCGATCTCGACCGGCTTTTCCTGTTGGAAGCGGTGAAGCCGATGGATTGCCTGCACGAGATCGTTGAACTTGAACCCGATGCCGGCAAAAATTGCGCGGTGGCAGTGCCGCTGCAGGTTCGTGCCGGAGCCGAGCATGACCGGCTTGGCAGCGAGGATCGGCAAGCGCCCGTCCGCGAAGTCGCCGATGATCTCCTCGCGCGCGTCGAGTTCCTGTGAACCATAGACGGCCTTGGCGTCAGGCAGCGCGGCGCAAATCGCGCGGCGCTCGTCCTCGAGGTCGTGCCAGATGAGGAAATGCTCGTCCGGTACCTCGCCGACGATCTCCTTTACCTTGGCGACGCGGTTTTCAAGCGTGTCGCGCTTCTCGCGCGCAGCGTCGACGACGCCGAGCGCGGCGTCGCGGATCAGGCGATGCTGGCCATTTCCTTCAACGCCGGCATCCGACAGATCGCAGGCAACGGAATGGTAGCGCACCGTGATCGGCGGAAGGTCATAGCCATCGTCTGAAAATCCGAGGTCGGACGGCTTCTGCAGGAAGACGCCCCAGCTGTTCAGCCAGAGCCAGAATTCCGCTTCCTTGTGCGGATAGAGCGTGAGGTCGTTGGCCTTCTCGCTGTTGCGCTGGAAGAAGCGGGTCAGCGCCTGGCCGGTGTCCATGATGCCGAGGAAGCCGGCATAATGGATCAGCTCCTTGTAACGGTTGGGGCTCGGCGTCGCGGTGGCGACGAAGCGATAGGGCACGTGCTCGAAAAGCGGCAGGAACTCCTGGTAGGTCTTTGACCCGTAGGAGCGCAGCACGGCCGCTTCGTCGAGACTGACGCAGCCGAAGCGGGCGACGTCGATCTTGCTTTCGCGAATGCTCTCGTAATTGGTGAGGAAGATCGGCGGGTCGACGTCATCGTCGGGTCGGAGCGCGGCGATCTCGGCATCGCTTTTGACGAACGCGAGATTGATCCCGAGCATCTCCGCGTCGCGCATGAATTCGCGGCGGACGCCCAATGGCGCGACGATGAGGCCGAGCTCGCCGGTCTTTGTCGTGATCAGCCGGACGATTTCCAGCTGCTGCACAGTCTTGCCGAGCCCGAACGACTGGAACAGCCCGCGCCGGCCGCCGCGCACCGCCCAGACGACGCAGGCGCGCTGGTGGGGCTTGAGGAGCGGATTGACCTCATCCGGCTCGCACGGAAGCCCAAGCGCGGGCGGCGCGATGATCTTCTGCTCGAGAAAGGCGCGATAGGGATCGGGCGCGTTCATTCAGTGCCTCGCGAACGCGATGGAGCGCTTGCTATTCCAGCACAGCGCACAGGTTGCGCAGCAGTCGGTCGCGTCGGTTTGCGCCGGGCACGGGATCGCCTGCGGATGAGCGTCCGGCATCAGCTGCGAGCCAAGCGTCGGCCCGTCCATGCCGGAAAAGCGAACAGCAAAGCGGTCCCATTGCTCGGTCACCATTTCGAGCAGCGCGTCGCCAATCTCCGTGCCGGGAAGCCGCGCCGTGAACCCGAAAACATGAAGAGCGGGGAACGCGGCGAGCGCCCGCTTCCACAGCTTCACATAGCCGAGTGAATAGAAATCGCCGAGGACGTGCAGGCGCACCATGAAGCCCTTGGGATGCGCGAATTGCAGCGCCAGGAGCTCGTTCCAAAGCGCCTCCTCGAGCGCGGGCCCGGCGGTAATCCGCTCGGCCGCCTGCATGTTATTGCCGTAACAGTATGACCAGGCGAGGCACGTCCGTGGGCAGGTTGCTCGCTCTTCCAGTGTCAGCGTGAACAGCGGCCAACCGCGGCGCGCGCCCTTGGTGACGAACTTGCCGATCTTGCGGCTCTGGTGGCCGTCTTTCAGCACCCGCTGAACTTCGTCGGGATCGAACACGCGCGTTGGGAAGATCGTCCGGCCGTAGCGATAGGCCGGATCCAGCGCGCCGAGCACGACAGGCATGTGGCCGTGCGCCCGCCGGCCGTGCGTCGTTTTGTGACGCCTGAGGACCGATGCGGCGACGTTCATACGAGACTACTCCCCACGCCGCCGAGCGTCTGGTCTGGCGCCGGCCGTGATGGATGAAATGCGGGCGCAATCCCGACCTCGCCACGCTCGACGCGCGCGAGCTGCTGGTCGAAGGTCAGCGGCGCCTTGTCGCACTTCGCTGCTGGGGTTGGGCATTCGCGAGCGTCAGCAAAGGCATCGGCAATGACGCCACGGCCGGCCTTGTCGCGCCGTTCGCCGGTTTCGCCGGCGCGCCGCATGATGAGGCGACGCCAGCCAGCCTGATCATGCTTGCGCAGAGTGACGACCAGGCGCTCGAATTGCTCGCCTCCGCGTGCCGCCGAATTGATCACGAGGAAGCCTGCAATGCCAGGGAAGATGGTTCCGGCGTAGCGCAGCACCGCGCCGCGAAAGGCCAGCGAAAGCGCCTGAAGCGCTGGTTCGACAACCGCCGGGCCGTGCGCTTTCCAGACGTTCTGGATGCCGCCGATATTCGAGACGTCGCCCGGCCGCCATGCGGTGTAGTTGCTGTGGCGCGCGAGGCTCAGCCCGGCTTTCTCAAGTGCGGTGACGATCTGCCGGCAACCGCTGTCCTCGGCTGCGAGCGCAGCCCTGAATAGATCGATGCGCGTGAGCGGCCGCCGCTGCTGATTGAGCGCCACGAACGCCGCCGCTTCATCGCCCGCGTTCGGATAGGCGACGACGACGCAGGGAAGCGCTTCAATGTCTCGACGGAGCTTCGCCGCGGCATGGCGATGCTGGCCGTCGACGATCATCAGGGCGCCGCCGGGACGCTTGGCGACGGTCAGCGGCTGGCACAGGCTCCAATCCCAGAAGGTCGCAATCTTGCGGATCAGGCTTTGCGAGTTCGGTGCCTCGAGCGACCGCTGGTAGGCATAGTCGACGCCAATCTCGTCCAGGCGGAGCCAACGCAGCGCCGGCTTCTCGCCGATCGGCGGATTGACCTTGAGGCGCGCGCTTGCTGGTCTAGCCATGACGCACCAGGCCATCGGCGCGCTGGATTTCGGCGACCCGGATCACAGTTCTTCCGCCGTCATTTCGAGCCGCGGCCGCGCGGAGTAGAACTTGACTACCGTCAGCTCGACGACCTGATTGTCGTCGGGCCATACGATCCCGTTCAGCGCATCGATGACCTTGGCGAAATTGTCGACGTCGGGCTTGGTGATCGGGCGAATGACGCCCGCTTCGGCGGCCGGCCCCTTGAGCTTATGCTTGGCCAGCGCCTGCGGCATCGGCATGTAGGCGCGGATTTCAACCCGCGTCGGACCTTGAAGCTTGCCGCGCCCCTCCATCACGCGGCCAGCCTCAAGCCGGATCAAATCTTCGTAGCGGCGCGTCTTGGCTGGCGTGAACGCGCGCGCCTGACCGTGGATGGTGGACAGGCGGGGGCGGCCCTTCGGCACCGGCGCGCCAGGAACGACGATGCTGATGCGCGCGAGCGGCACCGGCAGTTCAAGAGCATCCGCCGACACGGATCAGGCCGCCAACGCGATGGCTTGCTCGATCGGCGTCATGCCGATGGCATCCATGTAGGTTTGGAGCAGCGCCTCGGCTTCCTGCCGTTCGTGCGGCTCCATCTTGCGCAGCTTCAGGATGCGCTTGATCGTCTTCGTGTCGAAGCCGTCCGACTTCATCTCCGTGAACAGGTCGCTCTTGTCGCTGTTCAGGCCCTTGATCTCTTCGTCGAGCCGTTCGACACGTTCGATGTAGAGCTTGAGGCGTGCGCCAGTGTCGGTTGCCGGCTTCTTGAACATGCCGCCGATCTGCTCCTTGGCGCCCGCGTTCTCCGGCGCGTCCAGGTCTTTCTTGAGATCGATCGGCACTTCGGGTCCGTCGCCAACGCGGATGCTCGTCTTCACGTCTTCCATGACTTCACCCTCTCCTGGTTGGTTGCCCTCGCGTGCACGTGCACGTGCGCGAGGGAGCTCGAGCGCTCCGCTCGCGATGTCCTCTTCGTGCAGGCGCGCTTCGACGAGCCCGATGGTCGATTGCTCGGCGGCAACTCCGACGGTCGCGCCGTCCGCGCGCAGCTGCAGGTATGTGACCAGCTGACGGCTAGGCATGACGCACCAGCTCGAATGTCAGCGCGCGCAGCGACTGATGCAGCTTGGGATTGTTCCGGCGCCGCTTCTCGACTGCGCGCATCGCGTAAAGCACGGTCGCGTGATCCCGGCCGCCGAAGAACTGGCCGATGCGGACGCTGCTATGGTCGGTCAGGCGCCAAGCGAGCGTCATCGCCACCTGGCGCGGCCATGCGAACTTGCGCTCGTTCGTCGTGCAGCCGCTCGGCGCTTTCATCATCGCGACCGGCACGCGGTAACGCTCGGCGACGGCCTGCTGAATGTCGGCGATGCGAATTGCTCCCCCGGGCATTCTATGGCGTCCGGACCCGCGGGAGATGGCCGGTACTCATCCTCCGCTGGGCTTCGCGTTCATTGTGGCGCCGCTCGGCCAGGTACTGATCGGCGGCGAAGCGAACGCGGCGGTTCTGTGGACTGAGCGGCACCTTCCGATGCGCAAGAATGCGAGGCGGGCTGTTCTTCGCGATCGCGGCGCACAGCTCGCGATATTCAGCAGGAAGCCTGTCGAAGGCGCTCATGCGGCGCGGTCCTTTCGTGCTGGCCGGTCGAGATCGAGCGCTCGCTGGCGGGCACGCAAGGCGCGATCCGCGGCAGTTTCCTCGATGATCTCGACGAGCTCGGGCCACGCGTCCTTCGCGCGCTCCCAAGCGATGAAGCCCATTTCGTATTCGCCGGTGATGTATTTGCTGATCGTGTCCTCGCTCTTGCCCATGACGCCGGCCATCTCGATCAAACGGAGGCCACGGCGATTTTTCACAAGCAGGAGCGCGGTCCCGACATCAGACTGGATGTCGTCGATTCGCTTTCCGAGGATTGTCGGAACGAAACCCATTATAAGCCGCCCCTGTCATCGGTGAGAGAGGTGACTTTGTGCGTACCGGTCCGCTCGCCTTGCTCGGCGCCGCTCCCCCGCGTTTTCCCAGAGCGAGCGGGCCGGAAATCTTCGGGGAACTTCACCACATCACCATGCGCCGCGAGCCACTCGCGCTCGGCAGCCGTGATGCGCCGCTCAAGCGCCTCGGCCTCGCGGTCGAGATCGGTCAGCACGCGGATGACCCACTGCAGGCCCCAGATAGCGGCCGCGACCAGCGCGAGGCAAAACAGGATTTGAATGCTCTCCCCAGGCATTGCGGTCAGCTCTCGGGAAGCGTTGAAGCTAGGGAGGGCCCGGAACCTGTAGGGCAACGAGCACCGGGCCCTCCCGACAGCGCTGGGGCGCGCGCTGCAATCATGCCGCCGCGTCCTGCGCCGGCTTGTACGTGGCCATGAAGCGGCGGACCTTGGCCTCGGTGTCCGGCCAGATCCTGCGACCCTCTTCGAGGTTCTTGACGAACGACTTGTCGTTCATCGCCAACTCGCCGAATTTCCAGATGGACAAATCGTGAGTTGCGCAGAATGCTTTGATGTCGTCGAGCAAGGGCATGGATGCGGCTATAAGGTAGGACGTATCCAACCGTCAAGTAGGCTCTATCCCCGCTTCATTGCGCAGCCGGACACGGCGATATTCCCCCTCATGCCGGATGCACCCGACATTGAGACGATCCGCGCCAATCTTCAGCGGATTATGGAGCGCAAAAAGGTGAAGCCGACGACGCTCTCGCAGCGCGTCGGGACCAGTAAAACGCTCGTCAAAGACCTGCTAACCAAGACTGGTGACGTCCAGTTCAGTACTTTAAGGAAACTTGCGGGTGCATTGGATGTCGATCTCGGCGATCTCCTCGCATTGCCTCGTGTCCCGATAGTCGGGAAAATCGGGGCTGGTGGGAGCGTTATCTTTTTAGCTGTGCGTGAAGAGGACCATATAGAGGAAGCCGAGACGGTAGCCCGGCCGCCAGGTGTCTCTGGCAAGCTGGTGGCGCTCGTGGTCGAGGGCTCTTCTATGCTTCCGAAATATCGCGACGGCGACATCCTCTACATCCAGCGCACGCATGAAGGCGTCATCGAAGATGACATCGGCGATGACTGCGCCGTTCGCCTGACAACCGGCGAGACTTACGTGAAGCAGCTCGTCCGCGGCTCCGAGCCGGGCCGGTGGACGCTGCGCTCCCTGAATGCCCCGGACATGGAGAATGTCGAGGTCGAATGGGCGACGCGGGTACTGTTCATCATGCCGCGCCGCTCTCGGGAAATGCTTGACCGGGTAGGATAGAAAAAACCTCGCTTGACAGTTGGTAGGACGCGTCCTACTTAGTGACCCATCCGAACGAAAGGATGGGCCATGCGCCACGACGAAATTCCGACCCGCCGCGTCCACCGGATGCGCGCCGGTACGCTCGATCAAATTCTAGAGCGTAAGCCGGTCAGCCTGATCGACCGCTTCGTCGCGAACGACCGTCAGCCGATTGCCGAAGAACCCGGCATCGGCGGCTGGATCGGCGTGTTCATCATGATCGCGATGACCGTGTTCATCGGCGGCCTCGTCGCCGCGGCGGGCTTCTGATGAGCATGGTCCCCCGCTGTCCGCGCTGCGACGCGCGCGTCGACCCTTACGGCCGCGAAGGTGGCAACAGCCTGTGCCGCAAGTGCCGGGCCGAAGAAGCCGAGCAGATGACGCACGTCCGCGGCGATCCATTCCGTGAAGCACGAAAGGACGCGGCATGAGCATCCATGTCTATCATCACGCCTGCGAGCGCTATCAGCAGCGGGTTGAGCCCTGCACGCTGGACGAAGCCAAGGCCCGCATCATGGCCGCGCATCGTGCGATCAAGGCCGCGGCTGGCTTCGGTTGTTCGATCGTCCGTCTCGCCTGTGGTGCGCGCCTGGTGCTCGACGGCGAGAACGTCGTGACCGTGTTCGCACCCCGTCAGTACCCGCGACAGTGCAAGTCGCCGTTTCGCGAGGGAGGGCGGGCATAATGCCTCCGCACCTGACAGCGGTTGCGCAGCACGCCGAGCCCTACATCGAGACGACCTACGCCGCGTTCCAGATCAGCGACGACACCGGCCGCACCTACGCGATCGACGGGCTCGACGCCGGCTCGCTCGACGAAGCGATGACCCAGGCCGTCACGCTGCGCGCGTTCCAGCACAAGGATCATCTGGCGATCCGCGAGACCGGTGCGCGAGGCGTCAAAGTCCACCTGTTCGCCGTGAAGCGGAAATCGACCGCTCGCTACGTCCATCGCGAGCACGTCACCCGCGCGGTGCGCGATCTCTATCTGGCGCCGGTCTGCACAATCGACGGCGCGGCGATCATGGGAGACGCGCTGTGAAGCTGCAGTTGATCGTCGAACCCTGCGAGGACCTTAACGATGCGTGCCGGAACGCTCAGCGGTTCGCGGACGCTTGCGAATGGGACGTCGAGTTCCAGTTCAACAGCGTCCTCTGCATCGCGAAGCCGGGCGGCGATCCGGAACTGTTAGCTGATCGACAGCGCGAGGCTTCTCTCACCGTCCCGACCGTAACAAGCGCGGAGGAACGCAAGTGAACGCGTCCGTCGCCAGCACGATCGACGAAGCGCAGTTCCGCGCGGCGCACGTCGGCGCATCGGAAGCCGCCGCGCTATTCGATTGCTCGTCCTACCTGACGCGCTTCGAGCTCTGGCACCGCAAGAAGGGCAATATCGACACGCCAGAGTTCAACGCGATGTCGGACGACGGCACACCTGACAACGAGCGCATCTATTGGGGCGTTCGGCTCGAAGCGGCGATCATCGAAGCCGCGAAGGAGCGCTACGGTTACATCGACCGCGAACAGGTTGGCCGGCTGTCCAACGGCAAGGGCCTGGGCGGGCATCCCGACCGGCGCGTGATCTGTCCCGAGCGCGGCCCGGGCATCCTCGAGATCAAGACCGCCGACTGGTTGGTCCGCAAGGGATGGGGCGACGAGCCGCCGGAGCATTATCTACTGCAGAGCCAGGCATACCAAGGGCTCGACGGCGTTGAGTGGGGCGATGTGCTCGTGCTGGTGGGCGGGAACAAGCTGGAACGCTTCCGCTACAACTTCCGGCCGAAGATCTATGCCGAGATCGAGCGCCGCGTCGCCGAGTTTTGGCAGAGCGTCGAAGCGAACGATCCGCCGCCAGCCGATTACACGCGCGACCTTGCGACGATCACCGAGCTGACCCGCGAGGGCACCGGCGAGACGATCGATCTGCGCACCGACAATCTCGCTGCCGATGCCGCCGCTCGCTACCTTTGGGCGCGAGAGGCGCGGACCAAAGCGCAAGCCGACGAGGACGCCGCGAAGGCCGAGCTGCTCGACAAGCTCGGCGCCGCGTCGGTCGGTCTCATCAACGGCTTCATGCTGCGGGCGACCGATGTTGCCGCCGTCGCCGATCGCGAAGCCAAGCCCGGCGAGATCATCAAAGGCCGCCGCGGCTACCGTAGAATCACCGTCAAGGAGCAGAATTGAAATGGCTACCCAGATTGCCGAGCACACGGCCAACCCCGTCGCCGTCATTCGGCAGAACCTTCAGGTCATGGAGCCCGAGTTCAAGGCCGCGCTTCCGCCGCACATTCCGGTCGAAAAGTTCAAGCGCGTCGCACTGACGGCGATCCAGAACACGCCCGCGCTCGCGACTGCCGACCGTCGTTCGCTGTTCGGCGCGTTCGTCAAGCTCGCCCAGGATGGATTGCTTCCCGATGGGCGCGAGGCCGCAGTCGTGATGTTCGGCAACAAGGCCCAGGCCATGCCGATGATCGGCGGCATCCTGAAGCGCATCCGCCAGTCCGGCGAAGTTGCCCGGGTCAGCGCTCACGTCGTCTATTCGAACGACCAGTTCACGATCAGCTACGGCTTCGACGAGGACGTGGAGCACATTCCGCCTGCGCTCGACAAGCCGCGCGGCGAGCCGATCGGAGCCTATGCGACGGCCGTGCTCAAGGACGGCTCGAAAATGCTCGAGGTCATGAGCCTCGAGGAGATCGAGAAGGTGCGCTCCGTAAGCCGCGCCGCGAAGAACGGGCCATGGGTCGCATGGTGGTCGGAAATGGCGCGCAAGACAGTGATGCGCCGCCTGTCGAAGCGCCTACCGATGTCGACCGACCTCGAGGAGCAGATTTTCAGCCGCGACGAGACGCTGCAGGTCGATGCCGAGGCGACTCAGCGGATCAGCCGCGAGCGCCAGCCCGAGCCGCAGCCGGCAATGAGCCGGCTCGACGCGATCGAGCATCACATCGACGCCGGTGCCGAAGAGGCGCAAGCCGAGGAAGTGATCGAAGAACAGGCCGAAGAGATCGAGGCCGAGATCGAGCAGGAAACCGACGCATTCGGACTGGAGCCGGTCGACGATGGGCCCAGCCCCGCCGAGGCGAAGGCGTCAGAGATCATCGCCGAGATCAACGAAGCGAATGCCGTCATCGACGTGACCAGCATCGTGTCGCGCTTCAAGGCGGACATCGAGGTGATGCCGGACGAGCTCGGCGCCAGCGTCGAGATCGCCGCGGACAAGCGCAAGAACGCGATCATCGCGGCGCGCGCGAAGCAGACGGAGCCTGCCAAGTGACCGACGCCCGTCTCCTCATCGAGCGCCAGGCCGAAGCATGGATGAACCGCGCGGCAACGTTCGGCCGCATCGCCGAGCGCGTCGACCGCGAGCCATGCTTCAGATGCGGCGCGAGGGCTGACGTTGGGTGCAAGCATCGGAGGGCCGCGGCATGATCGCCCGATATCACCAAGGCGAGACGAACCACTGTCCCGGCTGCGGTCGTTCGCAATGGCTGGTCGGACGGGTCAGTGCAGAGTGTGTCTTCTGTTCGACCGCGCTGCCGTTGGCGGACAGTTCGGGCAAGCCGGCCCCGCGCGTGATCGGCTTTGGGAAGGGCGGTGGTGTTGTCCGTCGGCAGATGGTCGCGGCGTGATGGCTGACCTCTTCGCACCCGGCGACAAGATCACCTTCCGCGACAAGGAGGCATGCGCGCGCCGCGAGCTCGACTTTCGTAAGCGCGTCTATGCCCGCCGCGTCGCCGAAGGGAAGATGAAGCAGGTCGACGCCGATCGCGAGATCGAAGTCATGGCCGCAATCGCCGACGATTACGCGAAGGCGTCTGCCCTCGAAATGAGCGGAAGGGATCGGTTGCGGTGAGCGGCCTCATCGTCGACAATTTCGCCGGCGGTGGCGGAGCCTCGACCGGGATCGAACAAGCGCTCGGCCGCGCGGTCGATATCGCCATCAACCACGACGAAGAAGCGATCCGGATGCACGAGGTCAATCACCCAGGAACTCGGCACATCCGTAACAATATCTGGAAGGTCGACCCGCTCGCCGTCACCGAGGGCAAGCCGGTCGAGCTCGCCTGGTTCAGCCCCGACTGCAAGCATTTCAGCAAGGCCAAAGGCGGCAAGCCGCGCGAGAAGAGCATCCGCGATCTCGCATGGATCGTGGTACTGTGGGCGCAGCGCGTCAAGCCGCAGCTGATCCTGATCGAGAACGTCGAGGAGTTCCGCACGTGGGGCCCGCTCGGCTTCGATGGACAGCCGATCAAGGAACGCGCGGGCGAGACCTTCGACAAATGGTGCCGCTCGCTGCGCAAGGCCGGCTACAAGCTTCAGTTTCGCGAGCTGCGCGCGTGCGATTACGGCGCGCCGACGATCCGCAAGCGCTTCTTCATGATTGCCCGGCGCGACGGCCTGCCGATCGTGTGGCCCGAACCGACGCATGGGCGTCCGGACAGCCCAGAGGTCCTCTCCGGCAAGCGCCTGCCTTGGCGCACGGCCGCCGAAATCATCGACTGGTCGATCCCATGTCCGTCGATCTTCGAGCGCAAGAAGCCGCTCGCGGAAGCGACCTGCCGGCGCATCGCGCGCGGGATCGTCCGCTACGTGCTCGAAAATCCCAAGCCGTTCATCGTCCGCGTGGCGCACGGCGAGCGTGACGCGAGCGGCAAGAAGCGCGGGCGCGGCGAACATCCGATCGACGAGCCGTTGCCGACGGTGCTCGCCAGTCCCGAGTTCGCCGTCGTCACGCCGCACATCACCAAGTTCCGCTCCGGCGCTACCGGACATGCAATCGACGAGCCGCTCGCGACGGTGACGGCCAACAGCTTCATCAAGCGCCCGGGCGGCTCGGGTCCGCTCGGGCTGGTGTCCGCGTGTCTGATCCATCGGGGCAATGGCGAGCGCCAAGGGCAAGCGCCGCGCTGCATGGATGCAGAGGCTCCGTTCGGCACTGTCGTTGCCGGTGGCACGAAGCACGCGCTCGTGACGGCGTTCCTCGCGCAATACAACAATGACCGCGGCGTTTCCGAGCATCCGGGCAAGCCGCTCGACGATCCGCTCAGCGTCGTCACGACCAAGGGACCGCACCAGGCGCTGGTGACGTCGAACCTCGTCAAGCTGCGCGGCACGTGCGCCGACGGGCAGGCGGTCGACGAACCGCTGCACACGGTGAGCGCCGGCGGATCGCACTTCGCCGAGGTCCGCGCCTTCCTGCTGAAATATTACGGGAACGAGGAAGAAGGTCATGACCCCAACGGGCCGCTCGGGACCGTCACCACGCGTGACCGCTTCGGGCTGGTGATCGTCACCGTCGAAGGCGAAGAATGGGCGATCATCGACATCGGCATGCGGATGCTGACCAAGCGCGAGCAGTTCAACGCGCAGGGATTCCCATTCTGGAGCCGCAACTACAGGATGAACTTATGGCGAGACCCAATAATCCTGCCGGTGGACGGCCACGAGTTTGCGACCGCGAAGATCGACCCTGCGAAGTCTGCGGAACCGCATTCTTCGTCATCATCAACTCGCGGCCCAAGCGAACTTGCAGCCGTGCATGCGCTGATCGACTTAGGGCGGCAGGTTCTTCAGCTAAGCAGTCCAAAAAGCTGCGCCAGCGATGCCCCGTCTGCGGGCGAGAGCGTTTGCGTTCCCCTGCCTATCGAGATCGTGTCTGCTGCTCAAACGCTTGCGCCGTCGAACGGCGACGGCGCGAGCGAACCGATCCACTTCGAACGACCGAGCGCCAGCGCTTCCACTCCAGCGATGCTTGGCGGCAGCTCTGTAGGCGAATTTGGCGACGCGACAACGCGACCTGCGGACGATGCGGTACGCGTCACCGTTACGGAGATCGCGGATACGAAGTCCATCACATCGCCGGTTGGACCAAGTTCCCGGACCTCCGCCTCGACGCTGATAATCTTATCTTGCTTTGTGGTCGATGCCATCGCTTCGTCCACTCTCGCGCCAACACAGACGGGCAATTCATTCGTCGAGCTTGAAGTTCGGCACCACTACATCATCGACCGCGACGCCGAAGGCCGGCGCATCACCGAAACGGCGCAGCAGGCCAAGTGCGGAAACAGCGTCTGTCCGCCGCTGGCCAGGGCGCTGGTCGCGGCGAATGCCGTCAGTGCAATCGTCGAAGATCCGGAAAGCGAGGCAGCATGATCCCCGCCTATCCCCTCGCATGGCCGGATGGACTGCCGCGGACCGAGCGCAAGGTGACGTCGCAATTCCGCACGACATTGAACGCCGCGCTGAACAACGTCCGCAAGTCGTTGGAGGCGTTCGGGCGCGACAGCGGCAAGGCGGTGAGCGCGCTTTCGATCAGCTCGAACGTCACGCTTGGCAATGACCGGCCGCCAGACACCGGAGTCGCGGTGTGGTTCGAATGGGACGGCCAGCAGCGCTGCATTGCCGTCGACCGCTATCCCAAGCCTGAGGACAACCTTCAGGCGATCCATCATGTGCTCGAGGCGCGCCGGACGGAAATGCGCCACGGCGGGCTGCACGTCGTCAGGCAGACGTTCAAGGGCTTCACCGCGCTTCCCGCTCCGGAGGGTAAGCGGAGTTGGCGCGAGGTGCTCGGCATCAAATCCGCGCATGTGACGACTGCTGAGATCGACGCGGCATATCGAGCGACAGCCGCTGCGGTTCACCCAGACAAGGGCGGCTCCCACGAGAAAATGTCCGAGCTCAACGCCGCCCGCAAGGAAGCGAAGGAGGCGATCGGGGGGTGAAACCCGAGCGCATCGCCTTGATGCCGGACTGGCCTGCGCGGATGGGTGAGTCGATGGCGGCCGACTATCTCGCGGTCTCGCTGACCATGTTCCGCGAGCGCGTGAAGAAGGGCACATACCCGCAGCCCGTTTGCGAGGGCCGTCGTCGGCTATGGGCAAAGCGCCAGCTTGATCTATACGTCGCCGCTCAGTTCGGAATCGCGGACGCGGACGGGGATGATCCGACATGGGCGGACTTCAGGTGAAGAACCTGTGCCAGAAGGGCGGTCGCTTCTACTACCGCCGCAAGGTCAACGGCCGCGACGAATATCTCCGCCTGCCGCCTCCGTGGCATCCTGACCATGCCCGCGCTTATGCCGAGGCCGCCAATGAAACCGAGCGTGACAAGCCGGATGCTGGCTCGCTCGCCGCACTGGTCGCCGCCTATCGGGCGAGCCCGGAATACCGGCTGATCCCGGCCGCGAGCACGCGCGGAAATTACGGTCGTTATCTCGACATGATCGTTGCCGAGCACGGCAAGCGCTCGGTCACAGGCGTCACCGTCGCGCGCATTTACGACATGCGCGATAAGTACCAGGACAAACCCGGCAAGGCGAACAACTGGCTGACCGTGTTCAAGGCGCTGATGAGCTTCGCCGCGAAGAAAGGCTGGCGCCGCGACAATCCGGCACTTGGGATCACGGCGCTGCCGATCGGCGAACATGAGCCGTGGCCGGCCGAGGTGCTCGAGGCGGCGCTGGACAAGGCGTCGGCGATGACGCGGCTGGCGATCATCACGGGCCTCTGCAGCGGCGCCCGGATCGGCGATTGCGTCCGGATGCAGCACGGCTGGCACGACGGCGCGATGATGCAGTTCACGACCGAGAAGCGGAAGGTCGACGTCGCGGTGCCGATGCACCCGCTATGGCTGGCCGAGATCGCCAAGGTGCCGCGCAAGGCCGTCACCATCCTCTACGACCGGTTGGGCAAGCCGTTCGCGTCCAGGCGCACGCTGGGCGAGCGCATCCGGGATCTGATGAAGGCGATTGGCCATGAGGGTTACAGCTTTCACGGCCTCAGGAAAAACGCCGCATGCTACCTCGCCGAGCTCGGCCTCAGCGATACGGAGATCGGCGCAATTTGCGGCATGACGCCGGAAACGGTGCGCCATTACACCAAGCGCAAGCGGGCATTTATGATCGCCCGCGGCGTCGCCGAAAAGGTGAAGGGGGGACGCGTCCTCTCGATTGCGGGGGGACGGCCGGGGGGACGGGCTGCTTCTGCGCCCGGAAAATCCCAATGATTTCAAGCCTTGGTGACCCCAACGGGACTCGAACCCGTGTTTTCGCCGTGAAAGGGGATTTCCCTGTGAAATCAACGGCGCGTCCCGCTTTTCCCGTTCTGTTCCGCGCGTTGAATATCAATGGCTTACGGGACCGGGGGGACGCTTTCCCATGACCACTTCCCCAGTATGGCGAGAGATCGAGAGCGCGCCGCTGCGGTTGCACTGCAACGAGCGTGGCGTCCCTGGACCAGTTCAGGTCGCAATCGAGATGCCGGGTCTGTTCGGCGAGCAATCGGCGATCATCTCGGATTGCGGGCGCTATCGCTATCGGTTGGAGCGC